AAATGACTTTTTGGTAACCCACTACAGTTGACAAAGAGCTATTAAAAAGCCTGTCACACAAGCTCAAATGCTTGATATGACAGGCTTTTTCTAAATTCATTATTTAACAGCGTCTTTAAGACATAAACATATATCGTAGCTATATAATAGAAGAAAGTTTTGATAAATAAGGACATATACAATTAAAAACCGGTTTAAAATTATAGGTGAAAATACATAAGTTTTAAACTTATGCCCTAAAACTGCCCCAAATTTCATTTCTCAATTTGTGGGGCATTTTTGTTTTTAAACCACTTTCAGACCAATTTTGTTGGCATTAACAAAATTGATAGCAACGCACTTTTAAGTAATAATATTTCAGAGCAAACAAAAAACCGCAAGCTAAACAGCCTGCGGTTAAAACAATTCGAACAATATTTTAGAAATTTTCCTTTCTTTATTTAAAAAATTATTTTGTGGTTATGAGCCCATCAGGCTCAACCTTAAAGGCTTCTTTATCAGCCATACGACCGTCTGGAAGAAGCATGTAGTATCCATTTTTGTATGGAACAAAGCGGTCTGACAACATATCCCCATTCTTTTCATCAAGGAAATACCAGTCATCATAATATTTGACCCAACCTTTTTTCATACTACCGTCACGGTTGAAGTAGTACCATTTTCCATCAATACGACGCCAGCTAGTCACCATGTAGCCATTGGCATCAAAGTAATACCATTCACCATCAGTATGCAAAATCCAGTCAGATTTCACGCAGTAACCTTCAGAATTGAAGTAGAACCAAGATTTGTTTTCTTCAATGTATTCGAATCCATCTTTAGGCCATGTGCCATTAGCACGTTGATACCAATCGCCTTTGGCATCAGTCTTCCAGCCTTTTTCGATGACTTTAGGAGCAGCATTCTGATTTGTCAAACGATAAATGTAGTAATATGGCTTACCAGCGTATACCCAAATATCGTCATGGTCATTTACAGTAATGCCATCATAGCGGTAGTTACAGTGGATGATGTTATCCTCATCAATAAAAATCCCTGTATGGCCTCCAGCTCCAGCACTAGCGCCTTTACGTCCCCATATAAAGACATCTCCTCTCTGAGCGTCCCATGGTGTATTTTCTGAGATGAGAGTGTAGCCGTTGTTAATCAGCCATTGGTGCTCATACTCTGTATTGACAGCCCATCCAGCTGATACTGCTCCAGCACTTCTCAGAGCGTAGTAGACAGAGCTTGAGCAGTCATAAGAGTCATCTCCGTCCCGTTCTTCCATACTATAAGAGACTCGTCCCTGTCTAGCTTTCATCCAGGCAATCGCTGTTTCGATATTGATTGGCATAATATTCCTCTTTCTAAATTTTTAATCTTCGCTAGGCTCTGTGTATGTCAAAGCTCTTGAGCTATCTGATAACCCCGCTGTTGTTGGGTCCGGTACCATATTTAAGGCGCTCACGATTGATAACCCGATAAGGTAAGGATTTGATAAGTATTTCAAGAATAACTCATAAACACCACCCCAACTAGTCAAATCCTCAAATTTTAACCCAAAATAGGTCAAAATAGGTAGGATGATAGCAAGCAAAAAGCGAATGACAAAAGCTCTATTTTTAAAACGTACTAACCAGTTAATTTTCATGTTAATTCCTCACTTCTAAATTTATATATTTATTGTAGAGGCTATCGATGTATCCATTGCCTCCTAGTTTCTTGTAGCTACCGTGCATTTTATGCACGATGTCAGACTCATGGACTGTTGTATATCCACGATTGATTGCCGTAGTCATGTCTCTTTCAAGTCTCAGATACATTGTGACTAGATGAGCCTCATCATGTACTACTAGCTTATCGTTAACTTCACTTATCTTCCTGTTGTTATCCTCTCCGACAACTCGAATGTCATTCACTGATGATTGGATGGTGCCTAGCTCATCTTTTAGGTCATTAAATTGTCTCTTGTTCAAATCTCCTGATTTACTAGCACGCATTCCAAACCAGCCAGTAGCGATGACTCCAATCGTGGGAGCAAGTTGAGCGATAGCGTGTATCATTTTTTCAAAGATATCAACCCATGTCATAACCTCCCCCTTGTCTAATCAATACGAGGCATGACCACGGTCAAGACACCTTGCTGCAGCATATCAGGTAATGACTGCTCTTTCCAAGTGTAGCCTTCTGTCGCCTGCATCTGGAACTTAAAAATAGTCTTGGTTCCACTCGGCCATTTTGGATTCGTATTAAACGGATAAGGCATAGCCACGATGTCACCATTTGCATAGCGAGTGCTCTTGACAAGTGGCTTGATGAACCCAGCAACCTTGTTGTAAGCATGAGTAGGCATGCCTCCGTTTTGAGAAATAGCCAGAGCGATCAGAACCTCAGTGATAGATGATACCGTGTCAAGATTTTCCTTATTCTCTACGGCCGCTTGCTCTACCTTAGTTGCCATTTCCTTATTTTGCTTGAGCTGCGCATCCACCTGGCTGAATTTTTCATTTTCCGCACGCTGCGGAAAGTTTTCTTGATAGATAACATCAAGGGCAAGCTCAAAGAGTTCTGTATTTGACAAACCGATTTTGTCAGCTGGTAGCAAGACAGGTACGATAGCACCGTCTGCATTGACTAACGTGACCTTTGTAGCGGATGCTGTTCCGCTTGCATCAAATTCTTGTGATTTTGAGCCATATTCTAATTTCATACTTTCTCCTTTTTAAATTTTGAATGAAACGTTATCTAAATTAAGCCATTTAGAATCTACATTGTGTTTCACAACGACATTCCCACTTGGGTAAATACCGATAACGGCATGGTTGAAATCATTATTTAGAACAGACTTAAATAATGACGTTGTTGGTCGAAATCCTTCAGGGAGATTAAATAACAAGGTTTCGCGATTCGTTGTCCCGTTTCTACAAGTCCCTTTTAAATAAACAATCCCGTCGAACGTTTTTGAAAACTGCACTTTTTCATACTCAGGATGATGACCCCACCCATTTTGTAAATTGGCATTTTGCCAGTTAGTTGAGGTTAGCATCCTTGAAACATCATCTTTCATCGCAAGATACTTCCAAGGATTCCATGTTCCGTTAGTTTTAGATCTAACGGCTGCTATTTGACCATGAAAATCATAGGCAACTTGCACTACCCAGTTGTCATTGTGCTTAAAGACCTGCACATGTTTCCAAGAGTTGCCCCCTGATGGAGAGTTTAATAGGTTAAGGCCCATGTATTGACCTGAATCTGTATAATTGTTCCAATCGTTAGTCGCATACAGTGCCATCCCATTATTTTGAGTAAGTTGATGTTGTTGGATAGGCTTGTTGTCTGCGTAGATGTTGCCTAGAACATCTAAAGAACCAGGCTTCCCAAATTCTGCAACCTTACCGATGCCTACACGTCCGTTCTTATCATAGGACATTACTACGCTTTCAGTTGCTACTGTTGTAGAAAATTCAACGTTTGTAAACTTGTCCTCAAGCTTACCAATAATCACAAAGGATTTATTCGATGGATAATTCCCCGCCATGTTAGCAGCTGAATTAGTCAATGTATGAACACTTGTAAAGTTACCTGATGCGCTACCATTATCATCCGTGAAATTCTCATTACCTATCTGAGCAACTTTGAAAGTTAAGGACATTACATTCCTTTGCTTTCCTGACTGCATTATAGGGGCTATTCGGGCATTTCTTAACACTTGCAATGTATTTGGATTTCCTCTAGTTCTAAGTGCGGAGAAGCTAAAGGAGGGGGCATAATACTCAATCACGTTGATAGTAATATCTTTAGTATCTGATTGTTTACCCCGACTATCGACAACATAAGCTCGAATGGTCGCTAAACCGCTGAAGTTCATGATCCCAAAACTACCACCGTTTTTAGTTACGACCATTTTTTTATTAACAATTTCAGCTCGATATCCTGTAATGGTAGAACCATAAGCGCCAGACGCATTGTTGAAGTTTACTTGGATATCTGAAATGATTTGTAAAAAGTCATTTCCACTCAAAAGCCGTCTTGCGACCGTATTCATGTCAGTTAATGAAAGACCTGTGAAGGTAGGTTTTACACTGTCTGGGATTTTAAAGTGCCAGCCATTAGAGTACACATCGCTTCCAATTTGAGTAGTACCGTTATATGTTCGAATACAGATGTCCATAACCCCAGAACTAGATTTAGGTAGATATCGTGCTAAGTCCAGTGATGGAGTAAAGGAAACGCTAGTAGTATGGTTCTTACCTAAATCTATCCAGTCACTTCCAAAAACTCGGTACCAAACTTGGTGGGTGAATGCACTTGCTTTTCTGTCGATTCGTATAGTATGACGAGATCCTAAATTCCTATCACCATCTAGCCCTGCAACTGCACTAGAACGAGGTAAGCTGGATAACGTATACTTAGTCGAGATAGTAATATTCCCGTGAACTCCATTATTAGGATCAAATGAAGCCCATACTGAGAAAGTCTTTGTCCCATCGCTTTCATGAGGGATAGTAGTTTCTCCCGAAGCAAGAGTAGTCTCTTGTCCTTGAGTATCGAAACTGAGGTTACTTTTGTAGATACTGGCCCCGTTTAGCCATACGGATAAAACACTTCCGTTTTCTGCGTTCCAAGTTCGGTAACCTCCATCTCGGTCTACGGTAGCTCTCCAACTAACTTTAGAGGAGTTGTTAGCGATGTCCTGACTAACTTGTTCAATATAAATATTCAAGTGCAATGGGCCACTAGAATTAATAAATTTAGTCATTTTCCTCTTTTTAACCTCCTACATATCGAATAACATTCACATCTTTGTCAAGATAATACTGCTCTGTTCTAAAGCGTCCAATTTGAATTGACGCGGTAAAAATCCCGTTGTCAATATGGATTACACCTTGCGAAATATACATTACCTCCTTACCTGCAGAAAACATGGAAATTCGATCATGACTGACTTTGATTGATGAACTAGCATCGTTCTTTCCAATGATGAGCCCCTCATTTGAAGCACTCATATAGGTATCGATGAACTTTTTCAGCTCTTTCAAGCCACCAAATTCTATTGTTAAAAACTCAATTCTTCTGCCCGCTTCGATTAAATCAGATTCAGATTTTTTTTGGCTGTCTGCATTTGATTTTACAAAGGCATTATAGGCTTTTTCTAAATCGCTGAACTGATCCATTGTCGCTTTAGCTTTTAGCTCTATGTCATGAAGTTGAGCTTTCTCAGCTAGAGCATTAAGTTGCTCCTGAGTTAGTGCTTGGTCTGCTTTAGAGTTGATAGTCTCTTGCACGTCTTCGTCTGATAATCTAAAATCAGTCAGTATATTGCCGATTTCAACCTGAGCGTCCGTAACATACAAATTAACAATCTTATCATATCCGACATAAAGCATGACTGTTATTGAGTCAAAAGGTATATTGTGTTTTGCCGAAAGTGAAAAACGTTGGTACTTGTCAGTGATTTTAGAAGCAGGGATGTCAACCCAAGACTGTCTAGCAATGACCCCATCTTTTATAAAATGGATACCAATGTGCGCCTCTTGAGGCGCTCCATCTTTTGCAAACAATGCTGAAACAGTAACCGGAGTATCTGCTGGCTGAGACAATGGAATTTTTTGATATATTCCTTTCCAGCGAGGAATAACAGTGTTATTCTCGCTAAACATATGTAAGCCTGGCCTGCCTTTATTAGACATAGAGTGAGTGAAATTATAAGCCAATCCATTTACAGAGGCTCTACTCCACTTGTTCTCCCCAGAGAGAAATGAGGCGTTTCTGATATAGTTTTTAGCTCCGATACTCACATTATCAAACAAAGCTGTCCACTTGTACCTTGCAGGATCCTGACTGTCAGCCTCAGTGAAATCAGTGTAAGTACCTAAGTAGCGCTTGTTAGTACTATCAGAGGTGCTAAAATCAGTACGACCGTCCGCAGAATTAGCCCACGCCCTATGAAAATATGGTGTTCTACCATCTGCTCCTTTTGCTCCCGGTACACCTTGCGCTCCATCTTCACCTTTCCACTTTTTCCATTTATAAACTGTTGGATTATTACTATCTGCAGCGTTAAAATCGACATACATGCCAATATATGGCTTATTGGTATTAGTTTGACTGAAACCACCACCAGTAGCATTATCAGCATAAGCTATATGCGTGTACTGTGTTCGTCCGTCAGCTCCTCTAACTCCTGGAATACCTTGGTCACCCTTAGCACCTTGCAAACCTTGGAGTCCTTGCAAACCACGCTCTCCTTGAGGTCCTCTTGCCCCTGTTTCTCCTTTCTCGCCTTTAGGCCCAGGAACGCCTTGGTCTCCTTTCGGGCCTCGCAACCCTTGGATACCAGGCACTCCCTGTTGCCCACGTTCCCCTTGGGGTCCAGGAGTCAGTTCAATTTTTTTTAGATCTTCTTTCGTCGCTACATCTTGAGCATTGATAGTGAGCTTATCAATGTTCATCACAACTTTGCCGTCACGTACGGAAACAATCTCTTGCAAACCATTCATGATTCGCAAACGTGCTAAATCCAGATCTCCAGCAGTTATATTTTTTGCATTTAACGTAATGTAATTACCAATTGCTGCAGAGACTTTTTTTGCTAGCAATTCATCCGTGGTCATCGTATTGACAATTTCTCCAACATTAGCGCTGTCTGCCTTTTTGACCCATGAACCTTCTACACGCTCCCACATTTCAACATAGCCACCATTTGGTTTAAACCATATATCTCCATTTTTGGGGTTAGTAGGGCTTGATGTATCAAGGTACATACTACCTTGTTTAGTGATAAGTTCGTCTAAATACTCTATTTGACGTTGCATAGTTCCCTTATATTTATAAGTACCTTGTGCAACTCCAGCAGCATTTCCACTACTATGGGCAGATAAACCACCATCAAACGAAAGTTTGTAGGACAGCATCGGAATGTCAAAATAGATATTTTCATCCCAGTGTACTGTAACCCAATCGCCAGCTTCCATAGCCATATCACCACGCCAGGACAATGTATATGGATAAAAGTTAAAGTCTCGGTATTCATTGAAGACACGATCCAGAATTTCTTGTGTAACCCATGGATTTTTTAACTTCATGATATTACCTGTGGACAATCCTGATTTATACACAACCTTATCAGCAGACTCACACTCAATACCTTTCAACCTGTAAGGTATCTCATCACGTTCTAATCCGCCAGGCTTGTACATATCTTTTGTGATATGTCTTGATGTTGTCTTTAGCTTGATAAAATCAAGCTTACCATTACGATTAAATCTAACAAAGCTTCCTGACAATTGCGCCAAGTAAACTAAGGCCTCACGATAACTTGTTTTTTCTAGCTTCTTCGCAACTTGATCATTTACTAATTGGATATTAGTATCTGTCGTGATCCCTGTCAATCTCACAATTTCGGCTAAAATATCCCTTGTATAAGCTGGATAAGTAAGCTGACTATCATAAGTACCAGATAATCTAACAAACTCGTCCTGTAGCTTAATTTTAGTCTTTTTATCATTACGATCCAGCTTGACCTCGGTGACAAAAAACTTGCCAAGTGGGACGGCTTTACCCGCAATCATTACCGACATTGTTGCAGGCATCATTTCTTGCAGACCTTCAATAATCTCTTTAATTTCAATTTCTAGACTATTGATGTACCCACCACCAATTGTAAAATCATTACTATTACCGATGGAACTATCGTAAGTAGCTGATGCAATTTTGGTTTTTGTGTATCTCTTACCGTTTAAGTCAAAGTTAGCCTCAAACACACGCAGATGGTTCTCTATTGCTTTGATATAATCTGATGTTACTTCTAGCATAATCCCTCCTACTGCTCGATAATAGATACAGATAAGCCGTTGTAATAGGTCACACCGTCACTCAGACGTCCCATTACTGTCTCTGTGATAGTTCCACGGTAACCAGTGATAGATTGTCCTAAAATGTTTGCAGTAAAAAATCCGGCTACCAATTTAGACTTGATAAGATTTCTTTCTGCTTCTGTGATAATTCCCCATTTGATGGAGAATGTACGTTTTTCTGCAATGACGTCACCCGTCATCAATCCACTAGCACTACGACCGGTAGAAGATGACCAGATAATCTCATTATTGATACTGATTTCAACTGGAGAAGCAAGAGCTACTCCACCTACTGATATTTCACTCATGCATACCTCCTAAATCATGAGGGGGGATTCCCCTGTTTTAATTGCAATTTCATTGATTTTATCTACAATCTTCTTGGTAATTTTATCACCATCAATTGTCAAATCAAGAGCACGAACCGCTTGCAACAACTGTGTCAATAAAGCTAGAACTTCTGATCCACCGCCATTATTTGACAATTCCGCTGCACGACGTGCCATTTCAAGCATTTTATTTTCCGGAGCAACGATCTCACCGTAATGCTTGTTGTCACCAATCATGGCAATCTGTGGTGTGTTGGCCTTAACAAAGCCACCTTGAGCAAGTCGAGGTAGTCCAATGTAACTAAATCCACCGATATTTACACCAGGTAATTTATTAATCACGCTAATAGCGCCATTGAGTAAGCTGATACCACTATTGATTGTGCTTTCTACCGTGCCAAGCACCCCGTTAATAACGCTACGTACAGCACCGCCAATGGCACTTCCAACCATGGTTCCAACGTGAGTAAACGTTGAGCGTATTTGCCCCCAAAGTCCGCTAAAGAACCCGATAATGCCCGAAAATGCATTCTTGACATTGTTATATGCTTCGCGGAATTTTGAAGAAAACCACCCTGGTATGCTAGCAAGAGCAGATTGGACATTATTCCACTTCCCTGCAAACCAACTTGCAATAGGATTGAAGATACCTGTTAAACCTGCCCACGCGCTGCGGAATTTGTCTTTGAACCAATCAGGAATCGAAGCAAGATTGCTTTTTAACTCATTGTAGCGTTGAGAGAACCAAGAACCTATTTTGCTAAAGATGTTTGTTAGCCCAGTCCATGCTTTTTGGAACATGTCAGTAAACCATGCCCCAATATTAGCTAAAGCACTAGTCACGTCGGCCCAACGTTGTCCGAACCATGAGCCGATTGGCGTGAAGATATTAACGATAGCGTCCCATGCTTTCTGGAACATGTCGCCAAACCACTTAGCCACGTCTGCTAAAACAGTTGTGATGTCGTTCCAGCGTTCTGCGAACCATTCGCCAAGAGGTGTGAAGATAGCTACAATGCCATCCCAAATTCCTTGGAAGATTGCCACAATTGTGTCCCAAATGAACTTCAGAACTGCTACTGTTAAATCCAACAATCCAGTTAAGATTGTAGACAAGATGTTCATGATGGCATCGCCCGTTTCAGTGAAACCGTCGAAAATCTTGCCCATATAACTGGTAAGAATACCAGTGATAATATCAAACACGCCCTTTAGGAAGTCAGCTATGCCTCCTAAAACATCAGAGATAGTGTTAGATAGAACACGCCAAACTTCTCCTATGTATTCAATTGCAGGAGCCAAAACTCTTGTCAATTGCTCTACGATAAAGCTGATGATTGGTGCCACGTAGGCATTGATGACTTGCGACATCTCTTGGAAACTTGCAACCATATCCAAAATCTTTTGGATCAGCGGTGAAATGTGCTTGCCAATCGTATCTGAGAATCCTTGACCGATTTTCTTGATAACGGGCTGTATATGATTATTCCAACCGTTCACAAACACACCAATAATGCTAGATATGGCTTTAGTCGATGATTCAATTGTCGGGCGAATGTATTGGTCATACACACGGCTGATTGAATCAGACATGTCATTGATTGCTTGTTCAGCACTTTCAAAGACTGGAGCAATGTCGGATAGAGTTTCTGAAATGATACTTGCCACCCCTGGCATATTATCAGTAATTATTCGCTCGATGCCTTGCATAAGGTCACCGCCGAGTTTGAAACCAATCTCTACAATGCTAGCCTGAATCGCTAGAACAGAAGATGCGATTGAACTACCAATACGAATTGCACCAGTAGAGGTCATGACATCATAAAAGCCGTCTGCGAATGCCTGAGCGATATTCCCAGCCGATGCAAACATATTACCTGTGTTCTCAAACTGAGCCACTAGAGAGCGGATAATACGCTCTTTTTGGCGTTCTAATCCATTGGCTATACTTTCTGCGATAAAGACTCCTATCCCGAGAGCAACTGTCCCTATCGAGCCAGCAAACTGCCCTAGAGCATAAGCTATCTTATCAAGCATAGTTTGAAACGAAGCAACAACTTTTGGATCTGTAAAAATCTCTTGAAGTACTTCGCCGATTCGTTTTAAAGCACTCTGAAGTCGTTCAATGCCATCAAATCTAAATGAAGCATTGAAACCGTCCTGAAATAATTTGACGAGTTCAAGCAATCGTTTAAATAATCCATTAAACAGACCGTCTAATTGATTCCCACCTTCAGCAATTTTCCCCATATCGACTTCAGCGCCTTTAGGTGTTCCACCACCTCCGCCGCCTGAACCACCAGGACTGCCTCCAGAATCTCCACCACCATCTCCGCTATCGGATGAGTCAGATAGTTTATTGATTTGGTCAAATCCCATGAGAGATTTCATTTCTTGAGCAGCTTTCTTAGCTGCTTTACCAGCTCCATCCGCAGCCTTTCCGGCTCCTTTGGCGGCTTTTCCTAAGTTGCCAGCTCCTCCTGCTGCACCATCAGAAGCCTCTCCTAAATTACCAACTGCATCAGCTGTCTCTTGGATACCGGAGCCTTTCATAGACTTCTTGCCAGTAAATAGCTCCGTCAATGCTTTAAAAGCATTACCTACTGTCAGCAATTTGCTGAGCAAAAAGTTGATAACTTTGATAACAGGGGTAAAAATGTTAATCAAACCAACTCCGACGCTTGCCATAAAGCTTTCAAACTGTAGCTTCATAATCCTAACTTGGTTAGCCCAACTATCCGATGTCCTAGCGAAGTCGCCACTAGCCAATGAAAGCTTGTCTGTTACAAATGCGAACCGCAAAGCAACTTTTTCAGCCTCAGACATTTCTTGTGTCGTCTTTCCAAAGCCGTTAGCCATTGCATAGGCATCAAGTGCTGATTGAGTCATGACCACACCTAAATCTTTAAGTGTCTCTGTTTCACCAGTAAAGACTGATTTCAGCTTTGTGTAGGCTTCATCTTGACTAATATTATAAAAAGATGCCACATCGCCCGCTAAACTAGTTAAGGCTGTTGACATCTCGTAAGCTTTCTGTTCATTAAAACCAAAAGCTTTAGTCATCGCACCGAATGTACCGGTGTATCGTTTTGCCATGGTCTCTGATAACCCAGAGGTATACATAGCTTGTTTTGCAAAGTCATCAACTTGCTTGCTCATGCGTGGGAAAGCAACGTCAACAACGTTTTGTACTTCGTTGAGATCTGAACCGAGCTTGATAGCTTGAGCTCCAAAATCAACAAGTTTCTTGATTGCAAATGCTCCTGCAAGCATTTTGGCAGCTTTTGTCGCCATCCCTTGCAAGCCACTCATCTGCCCTTTAAATTGTTTGTCGTTGACGACAAGATCAAGACCAATCTGGCCAACTGTTTGTGCCAATAGCTATCACCTCCTACTTAGCCATCTCAACAAAGGCTTGTTTTAATTCTTCAAGAACTTTAGTCAAATCTTGTTCTGTTTTCTCTTTGGCAAGTCTCAATCTCCATTCGTTTCGAATGCGGTGCTGACCTTCTGAAAATACTTCTAGCATTTTAGGGTCATCTTCGCTTCGAATTTGGACGATTCGACCAAGCGGTGTTTCTCCGGACAAACCTGCTAAGAGAGCCTTGAACTCTTTCCACTTCATATTCTTGAATTCATTAGAGTATACAGATAAGCCATACTGTGTCCTCAGAGAACTAACGATTAAATCGAAATCCTCAAATAGGTCATAGTATGGCTCACTGTTCTCCCGCTTCTTCTTCTCCCATGACCAATGTCATCGCTGCTTCAATAACTGTAGTTAAATCAGCAAAATTTAAGCGCATTTCATCAAGTGTTTTGCGACTATTCTCAGGGAAAATCAGCTCAAACATTTCCATCATTTTTTTGGCAGATGGAGTTCCTTCTTCATCACCGATAGTCTGCATCAGAGTCAGTACAGTTGTTGCATCTGTATTGACTTCAATTTCAGCATCTTTAATTTTCAATTTTGGATTTTCTTCAAAATTGAGTTTTTCTGTGATATCAATTACTTTGGACATTATTCAGTTTCCTTTTCTTCAGATAAAATGTTGATCAGTACTTGACCAGTTCGATTTTCTTTGCTTGCCATAGCTTCGATTCGTTCTTTGGATTTACCGCTTAAATCAACGGTATCTCCAGCCTTGTATTCGATACCTGTATCGATATCAATAAAAGCTATGGTTGCTATTGCGTTGGTTTCTTCAGCTTCAGCCATATTTCCTCCTTAAAATAAAAAGAGGGTCGAAACCCTCTAAATTAACCTGCTGGCACCACTTCCGGTTTACCATTTGACATGACGTCAAATGACAATGGTGCAACACCAGTTGAATCCCCTGAAATAAAGTCCTTAAGATTGATAACCGCGTCTTTAAATTTGATTTTAGTTCCATCTGGGAAAGTCCATTGAAAGTCCGCTTCAGAATCACGACCATTTTTAAACGCAAGACCTGCGATGTAGTCGTTTCCTGCGTCACCTACATTTCGTTTACCAGAAACAGAAATTGTAACTGACTTCGCAGTCATCAAACGACGTGTCCAACCTTTTTGGTCAAATGGTTTCCATTCTTCAACACCATTGTCAAATGATACTGAGAATGATTCCATGTCTGCAATATCAACAAGTGATTCAAGTCCTGCAGTTCCTTTATTTACTTGGAACTGATTTTCATATACGGGGAATACCCCAGTTTTCTGAGCCATTAGTTGCCCTCTCTTTCGTAATATAAATCAAGTTCGATAACACGCTCATACACGTTATTATCATCTGTTCCTACGTCCACAGGCTCGTTCTGTAACAAGGAAATCATCTTAATAGGTGTTTCACCAATAACAACCGATTCAGCCTCAAATAGACGATTATAGATGTACTGAGCACGCTTCTCTGTCTCATTCGCATTCTTGTTCCAGTGAATTAAGACGCTGATTGATTTGACATCATAGCTTGCCAGTGATCTGCCTCCGATTGCTATTCGAGGAGCATCAATTGTCTTTCGTTGATAGATGCCTATACTGTTTTCTTGCTTATTATCGAGCTTGCCAATGTAGTAGTTGTTAGCTGCATTAAATGTTTTAATCCAGTCACGGACTTCAGCTAGTGTAATCATGCTTAAACCCCCGTGATTTGTTTGTAAAGTCGCCCGTAGGCTTGTTTTATTTTGTGTGACTTCTTGCCACCATCAGCCCAGTCCTCAAACCACTTTCCTTTTGCATGAGGATTTTCTTTCGTCTGGAATTGATATTCAGGATGAAAGTACAACCGTCTTGCGTAAGGGGTGGAATGTACCAGGCTTACTACACCTTGGGATGAACGTGAGTAGTCTGGAGCCATTGCATCGCCTTGCAACACACCTTTATCAAAAGGCACTACCTGCGCCTGCACAACTTCTGTATGCAGGTATTCAGCAGTCTGTTCCAGTGCTATGATTTGAGCCCTTTCCAGTTTGCGGATAGTGCCAAAATCTAGCTTTACTGTAGAATTCACAAACATAGCATCACTCCAATCCGATGTAAGTATAGTTAACAGTCCCGTCTGGATTTCTAGCTTTCCGACTATCCGCAATCTTCCTGGTAATACCAAATACAATTGCAGTCCCTCCGCTTAATGTAGCCAAATCCGGCGCAATATCACCAACAAAATAGGCTGACCCAGTAATTTGGACCAGCTTCTTCTGTTCAGTTAGGACTGTTTTGACACTGTCCTGATAATTGCACTTTAGATTTTCTCTAAACGCCTCCAAAGGTTCGCCGTCTTCAGAAACTCCTTCTTGATTGACTGTGACTGTGATTGGCGTCTGGCAAAATTGAGGTAAGACAAGTTGTGGAAATTTCATCAAATAACCCTCCTCGTCAATCCTGTTTGCTTCAAAAGTTCATAGGTTTTGCGATAAATAACAATACCTTGTTCTGTAGCAATATTCCAATTTGATCCAAATTGCATTGATACACCATTAATGCTGTAGTTTGAAACTGTAGTAGCTATCAAATCAGCATTAACCTCCTCAAAATCAACAATCTGACAACAAGCCTTTTGGATAACTTCCTGCTGAAATGGTGTCAGATTGTCGAATCCAATGCCACGAATTCGGTTGAACGTAAGTATATCAATCTTGTCAGAAGCTGATTTAAGTTTGCTAGCCAGTTCTTCTGAATCAGCAGAAATCACACCAACAAACGTCTTTTTGTAATAATCTGGACTAGCATACATGACTGTTACTCCTTAGCTCCTTTGAGCTTCTTGATTTCATCCTTAGCATTTTTCAAGTCAGCCAAAACTTTTTCGTACTCCTCTTTTGAAACCTTGTCGACAGATTCACCATATTTTAATTCACCATCTTCGTAGACTTCAAAGCCACGACCAACAAAATCATTGATCGCTGACTCATCGATATCATAGACGCGAGCGCCTTTAATTGCTTTTAATACCATATGCTACACCATCCTTTCTTACGCTGTCGCGTTAATAAAGATACCAGCTGCTTTGTTCTTGATCAAGAATGCATCCATGTAGAAGCGAGATTGGAGCAAATAGTTGTCAGCTGTACGCGAGTCATGCCCTGGTGTAAATACTTTGATGTAAGAGTATTTTTCACGAGCAACTTCACAAGATGGGTGGATCAAGATGAAGTTCATTTGTTTTGCTTCATCTGTCGCCACACAGCCATTTGTAAAGTTGTATTGTGATTTCATGCGAGCTGATTGCACTTGTTTGATTTTAACATCATCAAGGCTATAGATAGAGCGTTTGACGTCGCCATTTGAACCATTCACTCCTAGCACACGTTGGATGTCTTTAGCCTGTTTGAAGAGCTTGTTGACAGCTGGAGTGACGTACAAAATGCGGCCTTCAGACGGAACACCTGCTTCGTCCATTTTTTCCATGGCGTCATCAAATTTTTGCAAGATATTTTCTGCAGTCAATGTTGTAGTGTCGATAGTGGCACCATTAGCAGCATACTTTCCAGCTTCTGTGTAGAGTTTTGAGAACACGTAGCAATCTTTTTCAGGAATACCTTGTTCAGTTTCCAGAGTATTTTGGACATTGGCAATAGAAACGACAAGGTTTGTTTCATCAACATCCATAGGATCGATTGCAAATTCGATGTCGCGATCATGTTCGAGTTTCTTTGGTTCCCAATCATTTGAGATTGTTCCAGAATTAAAACCGATAGTTTGACGATTGTGGTCTTTGTAACCAGACACTGTGATGTTCGGCAGCTTGATTGTTTGAGCGTTGATAAATTTCACTTGCGGATTTGAGTTAAACAAATCTACAGACGCAAGCTCTTTTGCATATTTTTGATGCAAAGCTTGTTCGAATTGTTCTGCGTAGTTATAAACTGTCATAATTTAATTCTCCTTTTTCTTAAAGACCAAACGCTGCAGCAATGGCATCAGTTTGGTTAGTTTGTTGTGTTTTACCGGTAGATCCGATTTGTTGAAACCCAGTTGACTCTTCTTTGTTTGGCTTCAGTGCAGGAACGTCTTCCAACACTTTTGCGACAATAGCTTTGAAATCTTCTGGTTTCGATTCAAGTGTGAGAGTTGATGTATCAGCCAATTTCATCACATAAGGTAGTACACCAACAGGCAATCCTTCCTCGATTGCTGCTAATTGTAGATTTCGCTCTAAATTAGCTTGCAATGCACTTGCTTGTGCCTGCGTTAACTGTTGCTGTAGTGATGTGACGTCTGGTGTTGCATCAGCTTTCTGCGACTTAAAAGCAGTAATGGCTTGAGCCATTTCTTCGCCACTCAATCCTTGCTGCTTAAAGTAATTTTTTAGCACGGTGTCTTCAGCAACTTTTTGCTTGCCTTCGACAATGCTAGCGATTTTGTCATAGTCAATCTCAGGAGTGCTAGCTGGTTGAGTTTGGCTTGACGTGTCTTGTCCACCTGCAGAGCCAGTTCCTGTATCTGCATTATGGAAAAATAGTTTGCGTTTGAACATAGCGTTCTCCTTTCAGTTTTAAGGGTGTCTCCCTATTTCAGTTATTGTCACTGGTGTCTCCACGTAGTTTTTAGTCTTCGGACAAAAATTAGAGTATAAGAAAAACCGCGTCGAATTCGAGGCGGTTTATAGCAATTTACAGTGATTTATAGCAGTCTATTCCTGCAAGTCAAGATGTTGGATCACCTCCTAATCTTTAATGGCACGGTTTGAAACCTTTGCGTAAACATCCACATAAGTCTCTTTCTTGTCTCCGTTATGCGTGATTTCTGCATAATCTCCACAAAGTTCGCTTGATGTAATTGCGTTCGTACTAACAAGAGCTTTCCAGTTTTGCAGGGTCTTGCTAAACCAAACTACAAAGCAGTCTTCTGCTTTGATTTCACGATCTGATAAGCGCGAAAATTCTTGTGATGCCAATTGTTTTGCTTTCTCTAACATTTCATTCCTCCGTTTTTTCATATGTTTCTGCAAAAATATCAGGCTTACATGGATAAAATTCACCTTGCACGCCTTTGATAATGTAATCGTCTTTTGATGCTTCCATGATGCCCTCTAAGGTCACAATAGATAGTTTTCGAGTGTTTAAATCGTAGGGTACAGATTCAATACCCATAAAAGTAGCGATTTCTTTTACATTTTCGCCCGTCCACTGCACCGCCTCAATGACTACTGGTTTCTTTCTGTATTTCATTTTTTCAATCCTTTCTGAGTACAAAAAAAGCACCTTATCGGCGCTCTGTGATATTAACAATCGTAAAATACATACTTCTCACGTTGCAGTCTACGTCTTTTCTCTTCTGAATCATAGCCGTACTCATCTGCAAAATAATCGTATTGATCTTTGATACATTTGTCTAATTTTGCTTCAAAGATATCACTCTCTTCTTGTGGTCCATAGATAGCCGCTACAGGAAAAATCGGGGCTACTAAACGATATCCAAAGATGTCGCTGAATGTATCTGCTTTTTCTGCTACACGTTGATAGCTTTCGATAATCCGCATGACTACCTCTCCTTTAGTTTATTTATAACATAATTATAACTCTCAGGAAAGGTTTTTTCAAGTATTTCTCTTCGTTCACTATCAAATTGTGCCTCAAAGACATGCGCAAAAAACTCGCTCTCTATATTTCCTTTTTTCTCCCAGTAAACGAGCGAGTGCGAATACTTACCTTGTATTCTACCTTCACTCAACGCTCCTAATATATCAGATGCCGAAGAAGCTTTATCGTTGATGTGGATTGCTTCGAAAATAGTATCGTCAGATAAATTGATAAAGTCTTTACGTAGAAGTTGCAGTATTTTTTTATCCTTTGTGAATTCCCAACCCAGCTTCTCATCTATTTGGTGACCAAATTCATGGAAATAACCAGTACCAGGTCCGCGAGGGTCGTCTACGTCCTTATACATGTTCAGGAAGAGTTTTCCAGATTCATATCTTACAACTCCTGTTTCTGCAATAGTTGCAATCGCCGACTGGTCGGCTAATCTTGCAAACAAGTCTTGTCCAAGCTCTGTACCACCCTTGAATTTTTTTCGAGTCGCATCGATATACATGTGTCGTGTCTCTGCAGCAATCTTCTTCGAAGCTACGCCACTAGTATCTCTAGGCAATCTCTGACGATTGATGAATTTCTTGTAATCACTATCACTTTCGAGTGAAAGTTCTTGGTATAATTTGTATCCTTTTTCCGCTTCAAAGTATTTCAGATTTTCTTCTGCATTAGACTTAAGTTTAGACCATTCTTCCGCCCTTAATGTGTACTTCTGAACATTGTCTTCATCGAGACTGAACTGCGATAATCTGCTAAAGCGTTTCTCCTGTCGCTTAGCATGCTGAACTTTGTTGTCCAGTAACTGTCTTTCCTTGATGTCGTCCAATTCCTGATTTGTAAATATTTTCTCTGGCTCGCTACTGATCCCAGGGAAATAAGTTGTATGCTTATCTTTGCAGTTAGGGTGATACAAACCAGCTGCCATTGCAGAACTTAACAATGGATATGGACCATCATCCGCACTGCCTCCTGACCAGACATTATCAATCAATACTTTACCTTCAAAAGGCATACACAGAGGACATGCATTCGATCGCTTGTTTAAGATAACAGTATGAATCCCCCACTCCTGGCGCTTGACTCCCTCACCCATTAGGTAGGCTCTTTTGGTTGCTGTCCGAATGGCCATATCGGCGTACGATACGATATTAACCATGGCCCCGTTACTGTACTGTATGCATGTGATACCCCGACTTAGAAAATCCTTGGTGGCCATATCCACTGACTGCTCATAAGTCTTAGCTCCTGTGTTAGCTGCTACCTGAGCATCAAATATTGTGCGCCTGTACTGGTCGTCTGTATACCGCAATACAGCATGCTCTGCCGTCTTCATATCATGCTCGACCGAGTTAAGTAACGCATTCAACTTTCGTTCGTTGATAGCAAAAAATGAAGCCCCTAGGTTATCTTTTTCACTGTTAAATTCAAAACCGTTCTTGATAGCTTCCAGGATAGATATTTCCTCATCATCCATGCCTTGCCTATAAGCTTCTTGTATAGCTGTGGAAATCTTGCTATTGATATTGGCAAACTCTTTGCTATATTTTTTGGCATTAGCTCGCTTAAATCGTTCAAGCTCCTTCAATTGAGCGACCTGCCATTGTTCCCATTCAAAACCTTCAGCAGTTTCCTCTGCCTTATGCCTTCCTAGATTTCTAATCATTGAATCAAGCAGATCGTTTTCAATTCGCTCAAATGCTTTAGATACATCATAAGCCATTGCAGTACACCTTAAAACCTTGCGCTTTAAAACTTCTCAATTGTCGTTTCAAAGCTGTTTTACTAGGCATTTTGAGGTTGAGCATATCCAACTTGTTGTTCTTCTCAACAGCATAGATACCGAACTCTACATTATCGCTCGCTATCTGTAGAAGTCCCTGCGCTTCCTTCTGACTCATGTGATAGATCCTCTGTCCTATCGTCACCGTCTTCAGCATCTTCAGCCTCCTTCTCTATCTCAAAATCGTTAGCAACTTCATTCAATGATGGCACGTCGACTTCTGTCACACCTTGCTCCGCTTTGATTCTTGCCACTTCCTGGTCTTTCCATTTCTGTTCTTTTGAGTCACCGTATAATTCCTCAACGCTCGCTTCAATCGACATGATACCACCTGTCTTAGCCTTAGAAACTGTCTCAACCTGTGATTCAAAACTAGGGTTAGCATACTCACCAAACGGCACGTCGACCTTTATTTTCTGTAGCGGGTTTTTCTTAAGCACGCTATCAGCATTCAAAACCATACTAATTAACTTTGGCAGGTAATCTTGCAGAGCTGTCACAATAGCATTACGAGTATAGAGAGTTGCCTTTTCTTTCTCACGTTGTGCCTCAGCATTATCTAGCTTCTTGACATCGATACCGAGTGTAGATGGGCTAATGATGCCTTGTAAAGCTAAATCAAGCGCAGTCACATATGTACTCAAATAACTTTCGTGCGGGATATTAGCTTGTTGCAATGTGATTGTGTTCTTGGCATCCTCCCCCATCGCCGTCTCGACCTTGATAAAACGATGGTCAAAAGGATTGCCCTTACTAATTTCTCCTGTGTAAGGATCTCTAGGAAGTAAGTTCTCAGGAATATACTCTCGTGATCGTCCAGAACGAAGAGCATCCATCCACTGACTCCAAGACTCATCCAAGCTATCAAAAGCATCTGTCTTACGATCATAGATAGATTGACCACGGCCTTTTACTTTAGGTGACGTGTAAATCTTAAACGGCAAGCACAAGATAACGGATTTATCGAACTCCACATCGACAAGGTTAGCAGTGTACTCTGTCGCGCTCATATCTAGCTCAGTTTCGCCCCTGTAGAGCTTATAAGTTAATGAGCCATATCCGTAGATTTCCTCGAGCAAATAGCTCCGTCTGTGTTCTGTGAAGTGCGTGCGGAAAATAACTTCTTTCAATCTTCCGCGGTTGTAGATGATTTCAATTCTATCTCCACCAACCCATTCAACAATAGGCAATGCTGTAAGTTCCGGATCAAATGAAATACGAAAAGCACCATCACCCATCACAAGACTATCTTTAATCGCCTCCTGCAGTTGATCGTGGAAGTTGCTATCTTCAGCAATCTCTTCCCACAATTTTCCTTGTGTTTCCTCAGCAAAGTCTAAATCATTCATATCGTGCAGCGTGATATCTACCAACCTATCAACGATGAGACCAGGTATTCCTGTATGAATCTTTCTAATTTCTTGCCCAGGAGTACTTGTCGCTCCCCAAAAGTTGATGTTGCTATGTGGTAATTGCTTGTAGAGCTGGTCCAGTTCGTATGAGTCACTGCGATACCAAATTTGGTTCTTTGCTGCATTATCTTCAAACGTCATCGCCTCTGTAATTTTGATGACATTTGGCTGTGCCTGTTCCAGTTTGAGAAAGCTTCTCATACTCCTTCTGATCATATCCATTATTCCCACTTTAGTTTTCCTTTCTTCCGATTATCTTCCTGTATGGCAACCATGCATACTGATTCGCATTGATTGTGTGATCATTTGCATCTTCCGGCTCATCTTTTCCTTCTTTCCATGAGTAAGTGTTTAGCTCTTTGATATGATTCATACAATGACTTAACACATAGTAGCAACCTTGAGCTAACCAACCAATTTGGAAGTTGATCCGGTCAATAATTTTGGTTTTCTTATAAGCATTGTTAAAGATATATAGACAGCCGTATTGTCGCTTGTATTTGTTTAATTCTGTAATTGTTGCTTGGTCCGCACTATCAACAAATACATCACGCGCCAGCCCCCATTCACCACGATTGCGCTCTAGGAAATTGATAAACTTGACCACCGTATCAGATGGTGCAATCGGTACATCAAGCTCAGCGTTGTTGTAGACTTCCTCATCCAGCGTATATAACTTCCCGTCATCTGATATCCCTTGGAAAATCATTGCAATTGTATCCGGACTACTTGCTGAGTAAGCTGTATCTAGTCCAGCTGTGAACCGCTGGAACGTGACCGTATTCTTTACAAAAGACTTACTCAATACGTGTTTTTTGCTATCAAAATTAACGAAGACAATTCCTGTTGCTCGGCCACGTAGGCCAAGTATTTTATTTTTGTAGAGCTTGGTCCCAACTGGTGCAGCATCCTTTTTCTTCTGGATGGCTTCTGGTGTCAGTGATAGGTTGTCATTAAACGTAAAAAACCAGTAACGCCATTTAGGGTTAGCTGGTTCTGATAGGTCTCGCATAATTTCTTCCGGCACATCGCCTGCGTATTTTTTGTATGGTCTCGCCTTGTTGATGAACTCTTTGTAGACCGGTAAATCAGGATTATCCGGATTGAGCGTTGCCATCAAATAATCATTACGTGTGGACAACTCACGAACAAACTCAATGTCAGCCGTGTTGACCTCATCAATATAGACACATCCATACTGTCCACCGAGAACCAGCTTCCATTTTTCCTTGTTGTCATATCCCAGTACATAAATAATTTTCCCCTCAAACTTGATGTGAGGAATCTTCGAATCTTTATCACCATTACCACAGTAGACGGCTGATTTGTGTATGTCTAAAATTCCGTTATCCTGATTAATGATATTCTTTTCAGCTACACCAACTGTCTTTGCTGCAATGATGTGAAACTTCTTCGAACTTCTGCTGACTGCTCGCATAAACTTGACACCAACACCAACCGTTGTTTTTCCAGCTGCCGTTGTACCTTCCAAAAAGTCCGCATCAACATTATTAAAGCTGTTGCAAAAGTCGATGTACTTTTGAGATAAAGGGAAGCTATTCGTCAAGTCCATCACCGCCCAACTGACTGACGATATCGTCAAACTTCTTAGTCTCGGCAACCATTGCATTGATGTCTACTTTATCAGTCCACATTTGATGTCGTTTCCCTAGTAACTCCAAAGCTTTGTTCCTATCGCTGTTCTTTGTTGGATATTCGACAAGTTGAGGGATTTCATTGTAGACTTTTACAGACTTACCGGTCACGGGATCAGTCATCAACTCAGCTACTTTTGTCGTGACCACAATTGTCTCCTTTGCCTGACCTGATGCAATCTCTGACAACATCACAAGAATTTGTTTTTGAGTCAGGATTTTTTCGTCCTGAATTTCATCCATTCTTTTTTTGATATATTCAGAAATGTCAACTTTTGTCAACAATCTTTGTCCTTGACTTCTAGCAGTCTTTTCACTATACCCCGCCTTAATAGCTGCATCTGTTGCATTCCCGCTGATGATGTACTCATCTGCGAATCGTCTTTGTCTTTCATTCAATTTTCCATCACCACCTTTTTAATAATTAAAAAAGCCACTCGATGAGTGACTTAATGCAAGGCGACTACTACCTTGCGTGTTAATTAGAAATCAATTTGAAAGTTTTCCTTTTTTTATTTTTTGTAGTCATTTAAAACCTCTGAGGGAATCAAACCCTCTAGCTTATAACTTATCCGGAATATAATTAGCTACGCAATCATGCGAGGTCCAGTCGCTCCGCAACCATTTGTAAGTTGATGGGTGATATATTGACGCTCACCCCTTAATTCTTGATACTACCATTTTAACAGATTTTTAGAACCGTGCCGTCCCAAATAGTCCCATTTTGAACTTATGACATTAGATAACTTCTTCTAAGGCTAAAATTGCCTCATTCTTCAATCTGTAATAGGTTGTACGGCTCATTTTCAAGTCATAACAAATACTATCAGCTGTACCCTTATTGATATAAGTCATTCTCAGGATTGTTCTGTGCTTAGGATTTGTCAGCTTGTTAATCATCCGCCCTAATTCCATTTTTCGATTGATTACAACATTAGTGTCCTTCTCGATTTCATCCTTCATCGTGATCAACTGAGCATATACATCATCAATCTTCCTGGTCTGCCCCCCTTTAACTTTAACCTCGGACCACTTAGGACTTGAGAGCAGGCCAGCCTCAAGTTCGTTGATTTCGTCGATACGACTCTGAATATCCATGTCAAGATTCTGCAATTCGCTTAAAAGCTCTTTAGCCTTCACTCTCTATCTCCTTTGTGATATAATAATTTTATTGAGAATTTAGCTGAGACAGAGAGTGTCTTGGCTTTTTTTATTTTACAAAAGGCTCACCACAATCCACATCAAAGCCCAAAGGACAAGATACCAGTAAATAACTTTCCCCAGAAACTCCAACCAAGATTTTTCTGTATCACCTTTCGGGTTTCCAGTAATCGCAGTAATGAGCAAATCAATTCCGACAGCCTGCCAGAATGTTATTCTTTGGATTTCAAATGTTGCTGCAATGATGTTATTCCAACCATACTGAATGACTACTCCTGCGAGCCATAGAATGATAAATAAGGTTAGTATCATACCTAAGCAACCTCCTACCGCTTGTGGTAAGGATTTTTTATTTTCGTTTTTTCATTTATTACCTCCAAAATATCTTTATTTTCATAGATATTGCCAATGATTTCAATATTTTCAGACATGTATTTTGAAACTTCTTCAAAATCTTCTAAACTTGCAGTGTCACCGAAGAATTCTTCAACGCCGTTACCATCGATTGTATAAAATCCTAACGTCTGTTGATGACGAATATCTCTTGACGTGTGCCCGTCCGATATGATATCCCCCTCAAATATTTCTACCCCTTTTTTATCAAACAAGCCTGTTGATTGCATAAGGTATTCTTCATCAATCGACCAGCCTTTTAAGTGATTGCATGAAAGTTTTTTGCTATCGTTAGCATAAACATTGTTATTCCAAATAATCAATTCATCATTAGCAAACATCTTTTGACTATGTTTATCCCATACTCTAAATCTCGGAATCATCTTGCACCTCCTCAAGTTTCACCTTATACATTCGATTCCCTCGATACTTGCTCTCGAGTTGAGCCTTACACTTAGCAGCGTCTCCCTCTTTCTTAAAGAAATGGGTTTCATCTACCATATTGTCAAAATATAGTGTTACTGTGTATGACATTTTTACCTCTTTTCCTCGACTGCTACCGTGCTACCGATAAATTCTAAAAAGTAAAAAGTATTTTTAAAGAATCCCTATTTTATAGGTTTTCTCTATTATTACTATTATTTTATATACTTTTTTTAAAAATATAGGTAGATAGGTAGCATTATATATAAATATTAAATAAAAGTCAGTAATATCAAGGGGTTAGACTGCTACCGATGTGCTACCGATGTCTCATTTTATCGGTAGAATGCTACCGATCTACCCCCTCAACTGCTACCGATGACTACCGATAATTTTTTAATTGCTACCGATTAGATTTTTCCGAATTCTTCACTCTTACGAACCCTTTTGTACTTTTACCTCCTGCCCGGAAAACACTTTTTTTCCAATCAGGATGATTATCCATAATCATGTTTATCTTCGTTGACAATTTCCTATCATTCGAATTCCTCATAAATAAGTTGTACATCATTTCACGAGTCGAGACCTTATCTAGTTTTTTGCTTCCAGGTTCAAAGTCGCTACTATTATCGAAATATTTACTTGTGTATTGATGTTGTTGCTGAATAGACCAGTTTTGCCAATTTTCAGGGACGGGCATATCGAGATATTCAAGTACTTGTAACTCAACTTCATCACGATACATGAATTGTTCACGGTAGATATTCAATTCGTCCTCTGTATTTTCATCAAACATCAAATCAGCACCAGCGCGATAAATTGTAACGGCTTCGCCCCAAATTTGTTCGATTGTATCAGGCTCGATTTCCATTGGATGTTTCTTTTGCTGCTTGCTATCTGCCATAATCGGGAGAAATCGACGTTCACCGGTTTTGTCCTTGAGGTATTCTGTTTGGTTAGTAGTCCTGGCTAGAATGAAGTTCTTGGCAAACTCTTCTGTGCGTTTCATGTAGGGCTTACGATAACGTAGGCTAGTTTTAGAAATAAAGGCCTTAGTTTCTGCAAAGCTCATACGATTACTAGCTACCATTTCGTCGTCGTTGACGATTAGACTTTTTAACATGATGTCGTAATTATCTTTATTAGAGAAATCTGTTACGGCATCCGTATACCATTCACCACCCAATTTTTGAAGGAGGGACGTTTTCCCGACTCCTTGGCCACCGACCAAGTCCAGAACATAGTCAAATTTTACGTATGGATCATAAACTTTAGCAACTGCACCAACTAGCCACATTTGAGCGATTTTAGAAATTAAGGGGTTATCTTCAGCGCCAAGATATACTTGAAGCATGCGGTCAATCCGGTTTCTGCCATCCCACTTTTCAGCTGCTCTCTCCATATACTCAATAACTGGATTGTATGATCTTTCTGAAAAGAAAGTCTCCATGCCATCAAGCATCGCTTGGTTTGAGAAAGCAACACCTAATACACTTTCAAAGTAAACTTTTACGACTGAATCAAAGTTAGAAGGGAGCTCACCTTTTTTAAAAAGAGTGTTGCCAATCTTGATGTCTTTAAGGAGTTCATGTTCCTGGGAGAAATCGTTGTGTTTTAAATAAATGCTTAGTTGATCATCAGCTTTAAATGCCACAAGTACATTCATCGGGCTGTTTGCTTTGATGTCACCTTTTGCATTTGTAATCATTTTATCTTGTGAATTTATACTTACTACATCACCGATTACTCTCACCTCCTATCTTTTTTAATCATGCTTTCAACCGTTCGTGTCACCTCTCTATCTGATAGAGGATTGGAACTATTTGTGTTGGCAAGCCTGGCCAACTGCAAAACAATCTCATCATCAACTGCTCGAAACAGCAGACCGCCTACAAATTTAGCCAGCTTGTCATTTCGCCCACCTTCATCACCAAAACCAACCGCAATAGTCTCAAAAAGTTCTGTAGTTTGGGTTCGGTCTCTGGTATGGGACCGTCTAGCCAAATCCCTGAGACCGTCTTTTCCATCATACTTGTAACCGTGGGTTTTGCCGTATTGATCTTTTATTGCCTGGATCAGTTCCTTGGAAGGGGTGACCATTGTACCGCCTTCCTTGGATTTTTCCAGATCCCATTCATACTGCCCTTTTTCCGTGGCGGACGGGGCAACCAAAACATAATTGTTTTCATGGGCTTTGATGTCAACACCTGGTAAGAAATTAATCATTTGAGTGATAGGGGTATCCTCTCTCTTGAAGTAAAAGAGGTGTTTCCCACCGCTTGCCGTCTTAGCTTGCAGTGTCGGTTCAATCAATCCCAAATATTTCCATTTTTTAAGCGACTCAAAGCCGTTTGACTTGCCGTGCTTGTCAATATCAATGACAAAGAAGTTTGTAGTTCTGAGGGCAATATTTGCATTAGGGTAGCCGTCCCAAAAGTTTTCAATCTCGGCAGGAGTCATGGCAGGCTTATCAGCAAATTCAATCAAAGGCATCTTATTCTTTGGATTGATGGGTATTACTGAAAATCCCAATTTTTGATACTGTAATGCGTATTCTTTCATCGACGGCATGGGGTTTTCTCCTCTTTGTAAATATAAACAAGTTCCTGGGCCATATAATTTGATTGATATTCATCTTCAGTCATTTTTAAATAAAATAACAACGATTGATAAGCTTCTTCAAATGTATTGAATGGTCCTAATCTTTCATCAGTTTCATCAATGACCCAAAACTTACTATTATTTAGAAAGGGAGGTCATCATCATCAAGTTCTGGTGTTGCTTCGACTTTGTTTCCAATATACTCTTCAAGATCATAATTGTAACCTGTCGATTTGTCACGTTTGGTGTATTCATCAATAACCAAGAGAAATTTTGTACCGACTGCCTTACGCTTCAAAGCCTCTTCCATAGACTTATTATCCTCAAGGTCTGCACCACGCATTTTGTCATCTGCTAGTTCAAGAGTTTTTTGGAAAAATTTGACCGTTGTTTCAACCATATTTGTCAAGTCCATCTTCTTACCGTCTTTTACCCAATCAACAAGGGTTCCCATGCCAATGAATTGTGTACGACCGTTGAATGGACTTTCTGGATCACGGACTTCGAAGGCGTAATTGATAGATTCCCATTTGCTATCAGCAATACGGGCCTCAACACTTGTTAACATAACCTGATACTTACCACCGGGAAGATGCTGGTTTCCGTTAACTTTATCTTTCCGTGGATCATATCCGTTAGCCTTTAATTGTTTTGCAATATCATATAAACTCATGTTTTTTCTCCTCTATTTCTTAAAAAATATCATCTTCGGCAGCCACTTCAACTTTTTCAGGTGCCTCTTTTTTTGTGCTCTTTGTTGATTTGGTAGCTGTCATAGTAACAGCACCGTCGATTGTCTGCAAAATCTTCAAAATTGCCTTATCGTCAATCTGGTCAGATTTGTAAGTTTTACGTTTGCGGATAACCTCTCGGTTATAATTGTTCCCAAGTTTTTCAGTCCGAATCATCAAATCTGAGTTTCCGTTGATGAGGTTGACATACTTCTCACGCAAACTTGGTAAAGTCTTAACTGCTTTTCCGTCGTCATTGTATTCAGTGATTTCACGGCTGATGTAGATAACGTTCATGGGCAAAGCTTTGAGATCAATGACCAGTTCTGTCAAAGCCTGGTTAAAATAATCATAGCCTTTACCGTAACCGATTTCGGATAGCGACTTGACTTCAAATTCGCCACAAACGGCAATTTTAATCATGTCTATCACATCATCAATAACATCGACTACAACTGTTTCATAAGTATGTTTCTGAGTTTGAAGAGCTAGTAAGATTTCACTCAATTGCTCAATCACCGATTTTGTGATACGCCCATTCTTATCTTTTTCATTAACCAATTGAATTGCTGGCACGCTATTGGCGCTAGCGTTTCCGTCCGTATTTAAAATGATAGGGTTTGGAAATTCGTTGGCCAGGTAAGATTTTCCGCTCATTGTGGCACCATAGAAAAAGAAATTTCTTGGAGTATCCACTGGCACTCGTGGTTTATTTGCTGGAAGTGTAAATGCCATTAGAGAAGCCCTCCAATAATGTACTTAATCATGTCCTCGATTGATGAACGGTCACGCTTGATAGGTTCAACTTCTGATCCGTTCGGATAGGTCAATTTGTATTCCGCTTCAACTGCGACAATTTCACAGTCAAAAGCTGCAGCAAGAGTCTTGTAAGTCTTTTTGTTGTCTTCGTATTTTTTACGAGGAATCTTCAAGCAATGTTCCAAGCAACAATAGTCAGCTTCAAATGCCAAGGAGCCTCTGTCTTTGTAAGACTTAAGAAATTTCCCAGTTTCACGACTACGGAATACGATCATTTCAGTTGTTTTATTCATTTTGTTTTCCTCTTTTTTAACTTTCTTTATAATAAAATTCAATAATATTCACATCATGCTGCTGCCGTGAACCAGTCACGCGCCACAACAATTGACGATAGTCATCATATTCACCAGAAGATTTATCTACCGGATCCAGCACGACAACTGTTTGATATTTATGCTGTAAACCATCAACTCCTACACCCAAAACTTGACTAGTAGCAACCACGATTTTCTTATCAAGTCCTTCTTGGATATCTCCCGTCCAGATTCCAATTTCAGGATGGCGCTCGCGAATGACGTTGACAATCTGCTTAGACTTACTGACAATCAGCATTTCATGGGGTGTCCTCTCAATCAATCCGTCCAGCTTGAGCATGAGAGGGGTATCTGCATTAACTGGCTTCAGTTTTGGAAAATCCACGGTTACACCAGTTTGATTTAGGTACTTCTCAAAGGTCTTGCGACCAAAGGACTGTTTGGCCATAGCCGTCTTGTCTCCAACAGTGACCAGGTTAAGCTGCCTAAACTCAGCTAATTTCTCAGGATTTCCAGCTTTAACTGTGACTGGATAGAACTTGGTTTCAAAACCGTTATTTTCAGTGGCATTCTCAATCTTTTCAATGTCTTCCCAGCGGAAGAAGTTCGGCAAGTTTGAGATATAACTTTCATAATTCCTGAAATCTTCCCACTTCTCTTTTGAGTAACTAAACGGATCATAGACCATTCTTCCGTGAGTTTTTTGCCAGTCAAATTTATTATTTGGGGTTGCCCACCCGAAAACGATTTTTTCTAGCGGGTAGAAATTCTGGCCTTTCTTCCTGATTGGAGTCGCTGAAAGACCTATTGTGTATTTACGCTTTATTTTGCAATATAAGGCCACTTGCTTATCACTCGACATATTCTGCCACTCATCTATTATCAGCACATCACAGGCTAATTTATGACCTTTTTTGATTAGATTTTGAAGATACCTGTCTGTTTGAATGATAATCTCAACATCTTTGTCAAAATTCATAAACTTGACTGCATCTATCCAACCATTCAGAATTGCTAGTCGGTTATTCGTGATGATGATTTTCTTAGCTTTTTTATGTTTAGCAATAGCTAGAGCACATATAGTTTTACCACGCCCCCCAAGAGCCTCTAAGAAGATCCCATTGGATAAGTGATCACTTCTTTTAACTGCTTCAGCCTGCCACTTTCTTAACGTTATTGTTATACTTACTCACCACCTCTCCAATGTCTTGAATAACTTCTTCAATGTCATTTCTCATTGCCCAGAATAGTCCAAGTCTTGCTGCCGCTCTGACATCCTGGTGATGGGTTTTCTCGAATTTCCAAAGACCTAAAATTTTCAAAAGATCGTCTGGAATATCCGACTTGTAACCTGCATTGAATTGAAGAATGGCACCTGGATAGCAAAGTTGGATATAAGCGATGGTTTCTGCCACGCTATTATCTTTCGACTTGTCGTTATCCCTCGCCTTAAATTCTTCAACAATAACTACATCGAATTCAAGGTTTGTTCCGATTTCGTGAAACCAATCAGCGAAACCTCTCATACCATAAGAGACAACCCAGCTATCAACTAATCTTGCATTATCCAACAAGACAATCCCTGTTGTACTGGTTTCAATTTTATTACTGCTTGGATCAATAGCTAAAATTTTCATCAAACACCAACTTTCTCTGTCAGCACTCCTGGATACAATGCCGTGTTAAACCAATTTTGTTTATTTACCTTTGCAAAAGCAAACAAAGTCTTAATTTCTTTTGCTTGTTTTTCGAATCTTCGGATATCTTCCTCCGATTCAAAGATAGGTTTTTCTTTGTATTTAGCAACTGTGACCAGCTTGTATTCCGGAGTAAATACCGGCTTTTCATTTCCCTGATCAAGATTTGTTTCATCTACTTTTACAAAACGAATTGCAACATCAAATAGAAAGCCTTCAGTAACAAGTACTTCAATTGATTCTGGTCCAATCACAACTGCTAGTGAATCTGTTACTCGTGTTTTATTCATCAATTCCATTACTTAATCCTCAAACTTCTACTTTCTTGCAAGGTAGCACCCTTGACCTTCTTGCCAGCTTTAAGCAACTCCTTGATGGTTGTTTTGTCCGGACTCAGTTTCTTCACAAAATATTTCTTAGGCAGCAGATCCTCGTCCACAATGACTGAAGGTTGATTTTTTGCCAGATAAACAGTGAAGAGTAACCCCTTAACTTTGTCATGTCCGGTGATTTCAAAGGCTCCTTGTAAGCCAGTTTTAAGGCGGGTGATGTCCTTATCAATCGACGTGCATCGTGCCGTAAGACGGTCAATCTCTTCTTTAAGCTGTTTCTTATCAGCTTCTTTATTTTTGATAACCTTGACCGTATTTTCGACTTTCTCCTCGAACTGGTCAGTCCAATCAATCGAATCCAGAGTATCAGCTTTTGTTTCTTCGTCCAGCCCTTCCATATCATTGATTTGTTTAAAAATCCCTGTTAGTTCGTATAAACTAGCCATTTTTTTCTACCTCTCTGATTTTATTTGTAAGTTTTGTTAGTCCAATGCCAGATTTAGTCAAATCAGCGTTGGACGTAAATAGATGATTTTGATTCATTCTAGCAATTTCGTTTTTAGATAAACATGCCAGATTTGAAATGTCATAGTTTGTTTTATCACCGTCTAGGAAAACGATTGAATGCCCTTTTGGTATCTGGCCATGTTGTTCCTCCCAGACCTTGCGATGCTTCAAAACCCATTGATTAGGTTCTCCAATTTTCTCTTTTGGGTACCCATCTGTTGTGTAGTTGATAGTACCGACAGGAACATAATTCGGAGGTCTATTACCCTTTTTGAACTGTCCACTGTTTTTTGGCATATTGGGATACTTCTTCCCCTTATTGTGAGGAGTCTGACCTTTCTCAAACCTACCTGTCAACCCACTATGTAGGTTATTATTTCTCCGATAACTCTTAATCTGTTTCTCAGTCAGTGATAATCCGAATTTTCGGTTCATTTCATTTGCGACATCACGAGAAATCTTATTTTTTTGGATCGATATAAGGTAGTCGTGTTGCTCCTTGGTCAACAATCTACCTTGATATACTTTTCCAACTGGTAACCCTAAACGTTTGCGTACTTCTCCTATTTGAGTCTTGGTATAGTTTGTCCCAAATTTCTCATTTAGTAACCTAGTTACTTCGGGAGTTAATCGACCAGGGCATATTTCATGCATGTACTCCGTGTACTCATCCTTCCAGCAAAGCGATCGGGGCATTGACTTCACCTACCTTGTCTTTGAATTTTTCAGAATCTAACGCCAACTGCCCAGCTTGTAGGATTTGACCAGAGATTGCGACCATTTGTTTCGAGCGTTGCAATTCCACTTTTAGTTCATCTGCCGTAAGATCCCTGTCGTCCAATGCTTCCAACTGAGCGAAAAGAGTATTGGTTAAATCTGATAATTTATTTCGAACCATCTACTTAGTCACCTCTTTCATCAATTTATTAGCTTCTTTGATTAGCAAACGCATAACGTTGCTATCCGTTTCTTTTTCTGCTGCTCTTGTCAGCATATCCACCCACTCTCGTCTAGTATCATTCTTCCAATCAACCAACTCTGTGAGTTCCTTTGTGTGATTAAAGTAAGGCGAGTAGTCGTATGACTTATCTTCCAAGCGAACACATCTGCCTGCCTTGATGTCTTTGGCTAAGTTCGCCCTTACGTTGCTATTTGTTGTACCGACAACCTCAGCCACTTCATCACATGATGCAGCAGGGTGCTCTTTATAATATTCCCTGATTCGTTCAGCTTGAGTCATGTTTCTTCTCCTTATTTCAATCCTTCGGGCGGTTGCACGTCGTACGTAAATTGCTTATCTGAACTTCTCAGATTCATACGAGCGACGTTACTTGCTATTTGCTGGCGCTCTTTCTGCTTCTTTTCAGCGTGGTCATCCAGTGTATTTACTAGAGACCAGAGCGCAATTCCTACGATGGTCACAAAATATAAGTATTCCATCATTTTGTTTTCTCCTTCTCCTTGTAGATTGCTACGAATTTCTCCAAGTCTGCGATTTCTTGATTTGCTTCTTGAAGTTTTTCTTGTGTTTCAATCAGTGATTGATTGAGATCCAGAGCGACCTCTTTCCAGTCAAGATTTATTTCTTGGACCTCTTTCAAGTCAGGGTTATCTTCTACGACCTCTTCCGAAAAGTAGTTTTTAATTCTTGCTAGTAGGTTCATGTTTAAACTCCCAATTGTTTTTCTCGCTTAATATTTTCTAGCATCTCTGCTAGTGTTTCTTTTTTAGTACGATAGCGATTCCGACTCTTCCATTTGACAAACAATCGAAATCCTTCATAGTTGATAAAGACAATCTTATGTGTCGGGTTGTCAATAAACTGTTTGAAGTCAGGATGTTCTCGCATCTCAGTAGCCCATACCTTTGCGGTAGCAAGAGTCAGTCCATCCCACATCTGACAAAGGTGCTTGTAATCTCCATGTGTGGCTTTTTCATTCACGCCAACTGGCTTATAAGTAATTTCTGCTTTTGGCATGACATCCCCTCCTTTTCTGTGATATAATTCAGTTAGTAATATTTCTAAGCGCCTGACTTCTGTTAGGTGCTTTTTTGTTTTATCTTAATTCATCTATGCTGATTTCCAACGCATCAGCAATTTTCTTAACCGTGTCAAAATATAAATCTTTCACCTCTCCATCTCTTAAACGATAGATCCCAGCAGGTCCGATACCTGCTTTTAAACAAAGTTTATAAACCGTCCAATTTCGTTCTGAAAGCTTTTCAGATATTTTTTCCCAAAGCATAGCCTTTTTCTCCTTATATAGTTTTTATTTTTATACTTTTTTACGCTTATATATACTATTGCACTATATATTGTGCTCATTTCAAATTACTCCCTCTTATTTACACAATATATTGACAAACATTGCTTTTTAGCA